TCGGGCACAAATAAGGCCCTAATCAAAGGTCCAAGGTCCTTGTTCCTAGCTGGAATTTGCTGTAAATTTGGGTTTGAATACGAAAATCTACCGGTTACAGTTCCACCATTATCTGATCTAAGTTGATTAATTTCTGCATGTATTCTACCTTTATGTGAATACTTAATTATGGTATCAATAAACGTGGTATGGGCCTTGTTTATTTCACGAGCCTGGGCAATTCGTTTCACCAGTGGGTGGGGGTGATTCTGTAAAAAGTTTTTAGTAAAGGAAGGTGCAGATGTTTTCTCAGTTTTATCATAGTCTAGTTTTAGTTTATCAAAAACTTGTGCGATTGATCGTGCAGCCCATATCTGAGTATCTATTCCTGTTTCTTTTTTCACTTGGTGTAGTAATGATTCTTCTTTTTTGGTTAGTTCTTTTTTTAATTGATGCGCTGCTGTCACGTCTACCTTCACCCCTAGGAAACGCATATCGACCAGACAAGGAAACAACTCAGTCTCCATATCAAAAATAGCTTGTATATCTTGGTGAAGTATTTCTTTTTTAAGTTCTTGCCATAACTCTAAAGTTATCTCTGCATCTTTTTCTGCGTATGCACCTACATAAATGGCAGGTAGTTTATACATTTCTGCTTTGGCGTCAACCCCCCAATCTTTTGCAGCTGCATATAAATCACTTTCATTTTTTGTTTTACCAGTGTATCGTTTAGCACAGTTGTTTAAGTCATAGCGCATTTGATTTTCATCAACAAGGGCCGATGCAATCATCG